AACTCCTGCTGACGCTATGGGTCATTCTCTTCTTCTACTTTGGGGTCCTGAGTCTCAAGGAGATTTCGTCCGCTGGGTCCAACTTGGGGGACTCTGGCCTTTTGTGGCGCTCCACGGAGCCTTTGCTCTCATAGGATTCATGCTTCGGCAGTTTGAAATCAGTCGTCTCGTAGGGATTAGACCGTACAATGCTATCGCCTTTTCTGGTCCGATTGCTGTCTTTACTTCTGTGTTTCTCATTTATCCTCTCGGACAGTCCTCGTGGTTCTTTGCGCCGTCGTTTGGTGTTGCAGCGATTTTTAGGTTCCTACTCTTCCTACAGGGCTTCCACAACTGGACGCTCAACCCGTTTCATATGATGGGTGTTGCAGGTATCCTGGGTGGAGCATTGCTGTCTGCAATCCATGGTGTTACAGTAGAGAACACCTTGTATGAAGATGGTGAACAAGCAAACACATTCAAGGCATTTGACTCAACCCAAGAAGAAGAAACCTATTCGATGGTTACTGCAAACCGTTTCTGGTCTCAAATCTTTGGTATTGCGTTTAGTAATAAGAGGTGGTTGCACTTCTTCATGCTGTTTGTTCCTGTTATGGGTCTGTGGACATCTTCCATCGGTATTATTGGTCTTGCTCTCAACCTTCGCGCTTATGATTTCATCTCCCAAGAAATTAGAGCAGCAGAAGATCCAGAGTTTGAAACGTTCTACACCAAGAACATCCTTCTGAATGAAGGTCTGCGTGCCTGGATGGCACCTGTGGATCAACCACACGAAAACTTTGTATTCCCAGAAGAAGTGTTGCCGCGAGGTAATGCTCTGTGATATACTAGAGGTCTTCGGACCTCTTTTTTTATGTACACTATAATCAATTATGCGACAGCATTTTGGTCCGTCGTTGTTATGAACTGTGTGCAACCACAGAATTGGCAGTATTGCTTGCCAGTACATGAATGGTTATTACCTGAGATACATCAGGGAATACAAATTTATTTTGACAAACAAATGAACTTCTTATATAAATCAGAGAAGGATTACTTGGAGAAAATTAAATGAAGATCTTTTTAGATACTGCTGACACTGACATTATCGAAAAATATTTCAGCACTGGATTAGTTGATGGTGTCACCACTAACCCCACTCTTATTATGAAGAGTGGTAAAAACCCAGAAGATGTCTATCAAAAGATCAAAGATATTGGAGTTGAAGACATTAGTATGGAGGTCATGGGATCTGACCTTGAGATGTATGATGAAGGTCTGAGACTTTATCAAAAGTTTGGTGATGTATGTACTGTCAAAGTTCCCTGTACACGCGAGGGTCTGATCGTCTGTAAGCGCCTCTCAGAGCAGGGTATCAAGGTCAATGTCACACTGATCTTCTGCGCCGCCCAGGCGGTCCTAGCAGCGAAGGCAGGGGCAACCTATGTCTCGCCCTTTGTAGGACGCCTAGACGACCAATCTGTGGCAGGACTGGAGGTTGTTCGATCCATTAGTGAACTCTATCGTATTCAGGGTATTAGAACACAAGTTCTTTCTGCTTCTATCCGTAGTGTGCAACGTGCTATTAGATCATGGTACAATGGTGCTGAGATCTGTACGATGCCACCTAAAGTATTTGATCAGATGTATGATCACATCCTTACCGACAAAGGTATGGAGATCTTTGAAAATGATTGGAAGGAGGTTCAGAAATGACATTTACAGTTTACTCAAAGGACGGATGCCCTTTCTGTACTAAGGTAGAAAAGGTTTTACAACTGGCAGAACTCAAGTATGTCATATATAAACTTGATAGGGATTACACCCGTGAAGAGTTTTATGATAAGTTTGGGAAGGGATCTACTTTCCCAAGAGTTATTTGTGATGAGAAAATCCTTGGAGGGTGTACTGAAACTGTACAATATCTGCGGGAGAACAAGTTGGTTTAATGCCGTCACTTAATCTGTACGAAACTTACACAGACGTTGAGAAAGCAATAGACCTTGCTTTTGATGGTCACTTTGTGTTAAAGTTTTACGACTATCTTAAAATTAAACAAGTAAAAAAAGTTGAGATTGAAGAGTTTATTGAAAGCTCTACTGCTAAAGAACTGAGTGATTTAGTATTAGAGTTGAATGCTTACCTTGAAGGTGGTAGTGATAATATGCACAAGCAACTCCGAGAGGGATATGGGCATATTCCAAAACCACAAGCAAGGAAGATAAAAAATTATCTCAACGAAATTTTAGAAGATGCTTTGAGGTACAACCATGATAGAAGGAGAGGAAGAAGAAAAAAAGAAACTAAATAATCACAATTCCCACATAAATCGTGGGGTTGAGTTGCTCTTACGCAACAGGAGGAGGAAACCAGAACCGCCCAAAACTTTTCAGATGAAGTTTGGTAAGATGGTATCTCTCTTCCGAAGAGAAATTGTTTTCCATCTTAACTTCTACCTGGATATACGAAAGAAATAGTCTCTGGAGGACAGAAAGATGTTGGCAGTAACCCTCACTATTGGAACATTAGTTTCCGTTATGATGTTTTTTGTTGGAGGTATGGTAGGATGGCTTGCGAAAGAGCATGTCTACAATACACAACCGGTGTATACTCACCCAGAGATGTTTGATGAAAACGGTAATGTTTTGCCTGATGAAATTTTAGCAGT